GGCCTTACTAACATGCAATCTAATTTACTTAGACAAGATACTAGTGATCCAACTGCTCGCACTGCAGCGGGAGCAAATTTTGGGCGCAACATTTCTGCTGCTATTAGAGGGCAGCAAATTTTACCTATGGCTCAAGGTGCTGCTAGTCCAGTAAATATGGGCGAAAAAAAGCTGCCTATTACTGATCAACTTAAGGCTGTTGGAAAATCTGCTGTCCAATTAGGCAAAGACATGGGCAATACCGGAAGCGCTACAAGTGCTTTGGGCACAGCAACTAAAACGCTTGCTTTAAATATGGGAAGCGCATCAAAATCTCTTGCTGTTTCCGCTTTTACTGCAGGTAAGTCAATGATTGCTGGCATGGGCCCTATGCTTGCAATATCAGCCGCAATAATGCTCGCAACAAAAGCATTTACTTCTTACAAAGATAATCAAGCACGCGGCGGTAATATTGAAGGACTAACTGACGCTAATAAAAATTACAATAATTTTGCCGAATCTGCAGGTCTAGCAACTCGCAGTCTTTTAAGTTTAGCCGAAGCAGCAAAAATCTCAACATCTACTTTAAACAAGAAAAATACCACTGATAAAGATGCTCTTGAAATTACTCAACAGGAATTAGCAAATACTCAAAATCCTGAGTACAAAAATGCAATGGGCGACATTAGCAGCAAAGAGTCTGCTATGGGTCTTGCTAGTCGCATACGCGGTCTTGTGGGAGACAATAATCCAGAGGCACTTGCGCAAGCTATGAGCGACGTTGCTGATACACGTGGCTTAGAATTTCAAAAACAAGTTGCTAAGGCATATCAGCAAAACGCAGAATCTGGCAAGAGTGGTTATGAAATTGGGCTTCAAGGCGTAGATCAAAGTCTTAATGCCATGGGAGGCAGTTCAGATCGCTCAGTTGCCGCTATGCAAAATGTTCAAGGAGAACTGACTCGCAACATCCAAGACATAGTAAATGTCTATGGTGAAAGCGCACGAGGTATGTCTACACAGGCAGAGGCCGAAAAGTTTTTGGCAGCCGTTAATAATGGCAATTTTGGATATCTTAATTCAAATTCAAAAGAAGTTACCTCAACCCTTAAAGAACTTGGCTTTACAGTTTCTACAACAAATAGCACGAAACTTGCTCGAGACGGTAAGGAATTATCTCCAGTTAGCACAGAAGGTTTAAAGTACGGTGCGCAAGAAACAGCAAATTACCGCACTGCTAAAGAAACTGAAAGCCGTTTAGCTGCTGCAAAAGGTAATCCTACTTATACCGGTAACCGCGATGAAATTGGTCGAGCGTCTTCTAGCGCGCTTGCTTTAGCGGATGCGCTTAACGCTGCTGAAAATGCTGCGTACAAAGCTGGTACAACTGTAACTGGCATGTCTAATACCGTAAAAGATGCTCAAGATCCTTTAACTAAATCTGCTATTGAATTAGCAAAAGCACCAAATAGCATTAAGGCTCAAACCGCAGCAGGCGCAGAATACGCAAAAGTTTTTAGAGAAAATAATAAGAGCGTTGCCGAAACTATTGCTAATTTAAATGCACAGCTTTCAACAATGTCTGAATCAGATTACAGGCGCGGTGGCATACAGTCTGCAATTCAGCAATTACAAATGAATAACATAAATAGTGCTGGAAAGCCTATGATGCAACGCGCTGAAGAAACTATGCGCGCTGCTGCCATTGCTCAGGCTGCTGGACCTAGCGATAATGCAGAAGCAGAGCGGGCTCGTTTGGCGGAAATACAAGCTGGTAAAGACGCACAAATGAGCGTAATTACTTTTACTAAGCAGTTTCTTGAGGCTAAGCGCAATCTTGATATTCAATCACAGCGCCAGTCAGAACAAGCAGGTCGTCAAGCTGCGCGTACACAACGTGACTTTAACATTCAAGTTAAGCAAACTCAAGAAGACTTTATTAAAAGTCGTAAACGTCAAGCCGAGGATCTTGCAAAAACTGTATTTAGTCCTTTTGAGCGCATTAGTGTTGTTCGTACTGCTGATGCATACAGCACTGTTTCCAATCTGCAGGCAGGTAATACTTCTTTAAAGAAGCAAATGGACAATGTTAAAAAGTTGAAAAAACTTGGTTTGTCACAACAAGCCATTGACACTATGGACTTGTTTAACCCTGCTAATGCCCAGCAAGTTGAGCGTTTACTTATGGACATGCAGCAAAACCTAGGTCTTGTTACAGAGACTAATGCTGCTGCTGCAGAGCGTAATAAGTTAACCAAGCAATACACAGAAAGCAACGATAATGTTTCAAATCGTCGCGCTGTTGAGGATCTTAATAAGCAAATGAAGCGTGGCCGCGAAGCTATGAAGCGCGGTCTTAATGACATGTATACCGATTTATCTATTGCTAAAACTCAAGCCCTTGAAGATCTAGCGCGCATGGGTGATGAAATTGAAACTACCGGTGAGGGATGGAATGAAGCTTTAACAAATGCTGTTGCTGAATTACCAGCAAGTGCTCAATCAAAACTTAGCAATAACATCAAAACAATGATGGGCACTTTAAGTGTTGAATTTGATAAAGAATTTAATTCTAAATTTGGCGGAATGGGCATTACTACTTCAGATTTAGGTAAAAACTGGGCTCTTTCTTCTAAAGTTGCAACATTACCAACTGAGGGTGGCCAGGGAAGCGGCGATAGTGGCGGCTGGGGTGGCGCTGGCCCTTCTTATAGTCTTGGGCTTTATCCACTTAAAAACCAACTAGGCTCTGGCAGTGCTTCTTTATACGCTACTGGAGGTAAGGGTAGGTTTACTGCACCTTGGAAAATGAAGGGTGATTGGCTTGGCGGTTACCATCATGGTCATGATATTGCTGCTAATGCCGGAACCTCAATCCAGTCAACAGTTTTAGGTAAAGTCGAACATATGGGCGGAAATGGCCCTGAATCAGGCTGGGCAGGTAATTATGTCCAATTAGAGATGCTAAACGGCAAAAAAATCATGTTTGCTCATATGTCTGCTGTTGATGGGTCTGTTAAGTCTGAGTTTGAAAAGAACAAAAAAGACGGTAAAGATACCTATGTTAATCGTGGTGAACAAATAGGCCGTGTAGGGTCCACAGGACGCTCTACAGGCCCGCACGTACACATTGAGGTTAGAGATAAGCCCTATGGCGATAACAACGCTATTGACCCTCGTGTGTACATGGCAACTGGCGGTATTGTCAGTCAGGCTACAAATGCTGTTGTTGGCGAGGCGGGAGCAGAAGCCGTAATTCCTTTAAATTACCAAGGAGCCAATGTTTTAGCTGACGCTATGGTCAGATATGTTAATTCTTCAGATGTATTGGCGTCACGAGTACAGCCTTATGCTACGTCAAATAGCCAAAGCTATAACCATACTCAGTACGATCAGTCGACTCAAATTAACGGTCCTATTACTGTAGAATCTAATGATCCGGCAGAATTTGCTAGAAAAATGCAGATGCGCCAGCGTCGTCAACGCTTATTACAACCGATTGGAAACTAATAATGACTTTTGTGCCGTTTCCAAATAATGTACATAGTACAAGTAATGACAGCATTAATTTAGACGTGCGTATCTCAACGTCTAATTATGTCTATTCTAATGGTACCGAAAACTATTTAGGTACTTGGATTGATCTTAATGATGGTGAAACTTACAAGATTGCCAAGGGATCTTTTGAAAATTCTGCTGTGCAATTTCGCAGAGATGAAGTAGAAAATCCTTTTCTTGAAGGAAAATATACAATTAATGCGCTACGCGACAATGTTACTGAAGAAGTAATTGTTTATGTTTATGGCAATAATTCAATGAGTACTGCTGATGCCGTACGTAATTTAACTGATGCCGTTAGCCAAATTAGATACAGAATGGAAATTACTGTAGATGATGCTAGGCGGTCTTGGTGGTGTTATGCGTCAGACTACACTGTAACTACAACAATTGAATTTATGCACGCTCGAATGGCTGAAGTAAAAATTCAAGTTGTTCGTGATCCTGTCGAAATCCTTGAAGAGGTTTGGTAATGGCTTATATTTCTATTAACGGCTGTAAGACTTTACTGCAAAGCGTTTTTATGCCAGACGTTGCTGTTTTACCAGATACCGTTTTTATTGCGTTAACCACAAACATTCCTGATAGAGGCGTAAGTGGTTCTGATTTGCGAGAACCAGATTTTCCTTCATATTCAAGAATTGAATATGGAATTGGGTCTAACTATTGGTCAATTACTCAACAGTCACTTGTTAACACTCAAGAAATTAGATGGCCAGTGCCATCAGATTCTTGGGGGCGCATCTTGGGCTGGGCTTTATGCACAGAAGAAAATTTAGGCGATGTATTAGCTTGCGGCGACTTATCACCCGAAACTACTATTGCCGCTGGTGCAGATATAAGTATTTATGCAGGTTCTTTGCGTTTAAAGCTGGTGTGATGTGAGTTTTGACACCACCATTTGTAACTCAACAATATCAGTAGTACCTGAATTAATTTATAAGACAAGCACGAATAATTTATTAACTTCCCTTACCCTTTCTGTTATTGGTCCGGTTACAAACAGTGATCAAATCAGATTAACCTCAACAACCGATTCAGATTTATATCTTGTTGGATCTGTGGTTAATTTTTCAGCAACAGACACAGAAACGCCCACCATAACTTTTGACATGAAAGTTTGGCGAGTTAGCTCCAAAGAAGGAACATCGTCAAGTTGGTATGTTTCTACAGAAAGCGTTTTATTAAATGTTGAAATTGAACCTACACAAGCAGACGCTAGTACAAGTGCTAATTTATCTATTTATAACAATCCAGCTATTGTTTTTAGCCAAAATTTAGTAATGGCAAAAACAGCACGATTTGATGTTGAAAATTATTTTGTTGTTGAAGGGTACCCAGTTGCCCTAGATGGTTATGGTTCAAAATTAACAGTTAGTGCATCAATTGGGACCAATACTACAAACCAAACACGACCTCAATTTTATGACATTGACATGGAGTCAGATTCTCGATGGGTAGCCGTTCCTGATACCTATAAAGATGGATTGAATTGGTATCCATATTCTGGACAAACTAGATTTCCTATGGTTGCGGATCCTGTTTATACACCAACTCTTGTTTCAAATCATGTACGTCAATTTGGTAACTCATTTTATGAAAATTATGCAATGATTTTGTCAGACGGAGACCATTTTTCTTTGAGCAAGCCGTTTGTTCAAAATTATTTAACAATCATTATGGCTTGTATATTAAATCCGCCAGAAAACGATTGGTATGGAATAATTTCATCTGGAAATCAAAATGCATTAAATACAGATGAAAGTCCAAATATTTCTTTAAGGTATTATAAAAATGGAACACTAGAGCTGCATTTTATTAATACTATGACAACGCTAAACGTTACTACGCTAGAAATTGGTAGCCTAAAACCCGTAATTATGGGTTTAAATGTTTCTATTGCTGAAAAAACAGCCAAACTATTAGTAATTGATGCTTCTGGCAGACAACACATTGAAACAGTAACTTTAAGTGATTTTCAGCCATCAGATGCAGATTTATTTATTGGTGTATCACCTAGTAGAAATAACAATTACGCTGCAGAAATAGATATTTTTGAAATCAATCAATATGTGCAAAAATTAGAAAATCAAGAAATTTCAGAATTAATGTCTAGATTAAGTCAAATTTACGGAGTTACATCGTGAGACATCCACGCGCACAAATTTCAGAGCATAAGTCTTCTGGATACTGGAGAGTATTTGTTGACCCTTTATCACGTGGTGGTGAAAACAATTTAGTTGACGTAACTTTGGTAAGAAATGCAGCAACAACTGTATCTTCGCTATCAACAACTGATCCTTTTGGCCCAGGTACCGCAACATTAATTTTTCCATCTATAACTATTTTTGATACTCCTGGATCAGGTGATATTGAATGGTTGGTTCCTGAAGCAAATGTAGATATTTGCTGGATGGCACCTAAAGATCAAGAATCTGATCCTGATGTTATTTTATATAAATGGGAAGGGTACTTTTTATCTTTTGAGTACGGAGAAGATGAGGCTGGTGGCACTTTAACTGTTGTATGCAATGGTGCCATGAAACAAATGGACAACTTTTTGGCTACTCCTGAATATGTAGCGCAGCCTTTATCTTATGAACAAGCTATATCTAGACAATTTAGTAAAACCGATAGGCCCTCCTCTCGGTTAACAGAAGTAAAAAATTTTGCATCTTCTGTGCCCGATTGGTATAACAATCCTTTTAATAAAGCTGAATACGATAAGTTACCAGATTATTTAAGGCCGGCAGGAATAGTAAACGGAACACAATGGTCTGGGTTGCTTACTCGATCAACTGGTAATTTTGATCCGGTACTTACCTCATACGTTCAGGCTTTACTTTCTAGTATGGCAACAGCACGCGGCGCATTTACTTTAATGCTAGATCCTGGGCGACAGCCTGTATTTAAACATCGAGAGCGTTTATATCAGCCAAATGAAAATACTCTTGTGGTTGATTTATTGTGGCCTGGCGTTAGCGTTTCTGCAACTAGAGATTTTTCTCAAAGATTAAATGTTGTATACGGTCGAGGTCGTGGACTTGATGGAAATTCTTTTAGTAATCTTAATTACAGTGCTAATGGTGAAGATGCTTTTATAGAACCTTTTGCTTCGCGTAGGCAAGTTCACCCAACAAGTGATGGAAATAATTGGCTTGATAGAAACAAAATGCGCAAAGAAGTTTCTTTAACTTTTTACGATGGACTTTCTCAATCAGACGCATCTGACGTTGCTAGCAAGCATTTAGAGGTATTTTCAGATCCTGGTGTTACAGGAACCCTAACTCTTAAGACAGATCCTTTGTTAAATGGTGAACTTTTTGCAAGACAGCGCATTACTGCTGGAATGTCGGTTCAAATTAAAGGTATGTTTGGGGATCCTAACGGAATTTTATTCCATTTTACAGAAACGTCTATTTCTGAAAATGGAGAGTTTACTGCAACAATAGATTCAAAATTTAGAGATCAATTAACAGTTCAAGAAGTACGCAAACGCGGTAGGGATTCTCTTGTTATTAACAGAGTTTTAGATGTAGGAAAATATCAAAGCAACATTGATGATCTATTATTTCCTTGGTCATATTCCAACGGGTCTGGGTATGTTGGGGTATCTTCTTCTACTACTTGGAAAAAAGCACTTAATGATTCAAACTTAAAAAAGTCTGATTTTATTTTTCCATGGAAATTTCCAAGCTATCCGTCTTACCAACCAAGCAAATCGTATTCTGTTATAAATAACGATAAAGTTAAAAATGGTAAATCTTATTTTTATGCTAAATTAAATGCTGCAAGCAATAATTCAAGTAATAACTGGGTTCAAGTTCCAATTAGATTATCTGCAGCAGGACAAATTAATTTATTTCAAATTGCTGCTTATGATAACAATGGAAATATTTTAAAGGTTCCGTTTCACGTTTCTTTGTATTACCAACCAGTTACTGCTGCTGCAATGCCAAGAATTCCTTCAACTAACAATACATCTGTTCAATTAACCAATAATGCTCGCGTTACAGTAGCTGGTATTACAAGTGGATATCGGTTAGGAACAATTACAAACATACCAACTGGTCATGGATTTAATGTAGGCGATTACATTTGGTTAAATGCAAAAAGTAGCAAAAAACAAGAAACTGATGGCAGATGGACGGTTACTCAATTAGTTGGGGCAAATTCCGTTAAAGTAAAATTTCCCACTAGCGTTGATGCCGTAAACAATAGGGTTACATCTGTTAGTAAAGCAACCTTGTTGGTGTACGGAACTAATACCCAGCCATACTATGATGCAGGATCCCCACATCCATTTTTTGAATCAGCTTGGGAAAACGTAAGAAAAGATGGCGGTACCCCTACTGACTTAAATGTAGTTACATCTGCTGGTAATGACCCAATTGTTGGATGGGGAACTTATTATTCAAAACCAGGTTATTGGCCAAATATTTCTCCATCTCAAGATAGCGCTACTTTTTTAACAACAGAACCTACTGGGCTATTTGTTACTGAAAATGCTTTTTCATACGATTTTCGGAATATGACTAATGGCGTTAATACTCAAGACACTAAAGAGCAAAATATGACAAAAGGTTCGGCAAATGGCAAGACTCCTGTGTACAGCAGAATTACTGCATATGCAATGATTTATTGTGACCAAGAGTGGGACAATAGTACAAAAAGTTTAAAAAAGAGAACAAATGAAGTTTACTTTTTAGGTCGGATGTTCCGTCAAGTACCGGGTACAGCGTAGGAGTTATTATGTTAGGTGTTGCTACAAGCAATTTTATTGCTTCTGTTTTTAATAATATTAGGACTTTTTCTGCTCCCACAATTTTGACAACAACAAGCGTTGCAAATGCTGGTACTTCTGTTTTAACTTTTAGCGGAATAGACGTTGGATCAATTTCTGTTAAATCTTTTGTCTATGGCGTTGGAATTGATGCACAAACAACAGTTAAATCAGTTAGCGTAGATAACGACACAATTACCTTAAGTAAAAGTACATTAGTTAATGTACCTAGCGGAACTAAAATTACCATTATTCGCAATCAAGATCAGGCGGCAACTTCAGGGCCTTGGTATGCATCTTTACATTTTGCAAATCCAAGTATTGACGACCCAACAGCAACTGAAGTATTGGGCGGTAGTTATACTCGTCAAAGAATTTTTTGGCAAACACCAAATGAAACTTCTGGGCCTGCTGTTTTAGTAACATCACAATTGCTTAAATGGTCTGGAATTGCAGCTACTACCTTGAACTATGTTGGAATATTTGATCATCCAACTGACGGCAATTTATTGTTTAGAATACCGCTATCAACTCCAGTTCTTATTGCAAATAATGGCGCGTGGTCTATTGAAGCCGGCGAATTGTTTATTGCAATGTCATAACTGCCTATTTTTGGGCATAAAAAAAGAACCTAAAGGGGCCCACCCGAAGGTGAGCCCCAATAGGGTTTCTAGTGATGTCTTAGCCCCAAACAAATAACTGAGTTGCCTACTGCGACAGAAAGGAAAGAACGCAGTAGTAACTGTTTTAATAACTATTTGCTGTCCTCTTTCATAACAAATAAGTTATTTGCATGGATCACTAGGGGAATACGACTGCCGGAGCAGTCATCTTAGGCGGTAAGCCTAGGTCTTTACCAACAGGATCACCGATGTATAAATCGGATTCGTTCATGCTGGAACTGTTAAATGCTGACGTTGGCGGTCTACTTGCCATTGTCGGTGGTGCTTGTCCTGGGCCTCTAGCAGGCATAGGAACGTTAAGTGGTCCCTGTCCTACTCTTCCGCTCAAGAACCATGCCGCTACCTGACGCAATGCGTCAAACACGGTTAGTACACGCGTCAGGATACCTGCCGCGTTTCCAAATTGGTTAAGTCGGTCCATTCCGAAGTCATCTTGGCGCTTTGCCCAGGTGAGTCCCAGAATGGAGATTGCAGTTGCCACCAATAGTAAGCCCATTGCTCCTCTTTTTCTTTAGCATCGTGTATGACTTGCCACCCAGCATAAAAATTATTTACAGCTTCTGTAAAGATTTCTTTGCAGGTATCAGTCATGTGTTTTGTTAAGTCAATTGCTCCTGACCATACTGCTTCTAATTGCTCTTGAGTTCTTTGGGCTGAGTTACAATTACAGTTGTTTTTGCGATCAATTATAGAGGCGCATGTATCATCGCATTCTATGTAATCAATCGTGCACCAGCATTCAGCTAAAAGATCTAGTCTTTCAAATCTTTTTATGTTTATGATGCTTGTTGCAGCTTCTTCAAAATACTCTTTACTTAAAGGTAAGACGGTCCAAATAGGAACAAGACCTAGAAACTCAAACGGGAAAGCCGAAGATGTAATTGGATTATCGTTAGGCTCATAATCCCAACGCTCGCAACTATATTCCGTGTTTAAGTTATCTACCCACCATCTAAAGTCAGAATAAGAAGAGTTAACGCTTGTAATTGCAACGCATGGATAATCTACGGAAAACCATTGTTTAAATGGCTCAAGTACATATCCATCTTCACCCATAATTGATGCCCAAGAAACCTCTGAGGGAAGTAGCCACGGCTTACCGTTAGGCAATTTTGCTACTCTCCTAGCGGCTTCTGTGTAGTAACCAGTACAGCATTCAGGATCTAATAAGTGCCCGATATGAAGCCCTACTCCACTTTCGTTTGGTAGAAGTTGCTTGTACCACGAACCAAATTTATCGTGCTGTTTCCAGCGTTCGTAGTCTGATAACTTCTCCATGAAAGGCGAGTATGAAAGACCCCCGCTTTCGCGGGAGTCTTCCACAGGCATACCCCAAGGCATAATTAGTTCTTCTTATTTGACTTTTTTGGATGATGCCCTTGACGAGCTTTTGGGTAGTCGCGCTTGATAGAGCGCTCTAAAGCAGCTACTTCTTGCGCAACGTGTGCTGTTGCAACAGCCTGTGCGTGATCTAACGTAGCGCCGCCAGTAACAATTACTGTTGCTTCGCCACCTAGCAAGTCCATGATTTCACTTTGCAGTTCTGTTGTCTGTGCGATTTTTGTTTCAACATTTTTAACTGCTGAAGCAAGAACCTTATTGCGGTTAAATACAAGACTTAAGCCTGCACCAATTTGAGCAATACCGGCAATAGCCAAGATTGTGGCAAGGCCGCCAGATAGAGCAGCAACAAGTACTCCGCCAATGTAAGGGACTGAAGATGCAAATGCAGACACAACACCGTTAAATGCTAGATTGCCAAAGATACCTGCTGTGATTGCAAAAGATCCACCAGTTACAACGCGAACAGTAATGTCCGACGTAAATGCTGCTTTAAGAATTGTTCCTAATCCAACAAGGTTGCGGTAAGCCCAGTCCATAGCAGTCATGCGCAAATCAGTGAAGCTTGCGTTAGCGTTGCGCAGGAACAAACCAGCCGGTTCGTTGATTTTGCGAACAACATGTGAAATCTGTCCACCAACTGTATCAATGAAATTATGAGTAATCATAAGTCCCTTGAAGAATACGTTAGATACAAAACTCAGTGTATTTTTTACTGTGTCTGTTAAAAACGTGTAGCCTGCGCGCGTGGACATTAATCCACTTGCCAGTGCACCTGAAACTGATGCTGGCATTGCTGTCCACATACGGCGAGCAAAAGCTAGCGTTTGTGTAACGCCATCTGAAATGGCACTTGCGATTTTCTTTGCTAGAGCGCGTAAGAACTCTAGTTTGCTAGTGGCCGAATTACGGACCTTAACAACGACGGTCTTGATGTCGTATTCTGTGCTTTCTGGCACAATAGTTGCTGTAGACATTGCTACATCTCCTTTGTTTTTTGGTTGTCATATATGACAGAGTAGGTTGTCCCTAACTCCCCTAGATACTCAGTCAGGGAAGAACTGAGTATCGTAGGCAATCAAGGCTAAATAATTTCTAGTGCTTGAAGTATCTCTTCGTAGTTTGCGCTTAGTACTGTGCAAAATACTGGAAGCATTGCAATGCTTGGCTTTACTTCTAAAGCAAAATAGCGATAAAGATTGCCACGATTTATGTCCATGTCTTCGGCTACTTGCTGTAATGATGTGTAGCCAAGCTCTTCCATTCTGGATCTTAGCCATGCCATACCTGTTGTTTGTTTTTTCATAATTGTCCTAACTAAATTGTTTGGTTTTTGGTGTTTGTTTTATTTGCGGTTTTATAATTGCGTTGCTTATAACTATTGGTGCTGTTTTAACAAACATGTTTATTAGCGTTTCTGCGTATTGTTTTATTTCGCTAATCTCATCAGAAATATCATTTTGAATAGTCTGTGCAAGATCAGATGCAATAACAAGTGCAGATTGATAATCCATAATGTCTTCTAGGCGTCGTGCAATTGTTTCTGCCATAACATCACGAGTTTCATTACTTAGTAAATTTTGAGTTTGTTTGTCAAAACGATTGATTGCGGCTTCGCCTGTTTTTACTAGATTGGTTATAACTGAGGCAGAAGCGCATTGGGCGCAGTGGCAGTAGTTGTCGTGGTAATTTGTGTGCATGATTCTCCTTTTTCTTTATCAAGACTTTCGGCAACCGTTTTTACTACTGATAATGAAGCAGTAAAAAGCGAAATAAAAAGCGAACCTATTAAGTCATTTAATTTATCGTTTTCTGCGTTTTGGTTTTCCATATTTCTCCATAAAAAAAGCCCCGATGCTGTTTGCATCAGAGCTAGTTAATTGTGTCTTAAAGTTTTCCGGCCGTACTCATTACGACTCAGGTTATCTTCCTAGACGGTCTGTATTTGGGTAGAGTTTCCCTTACCCGAATACTTTTATTATAGCACACATTTACAACACTATGCAACTTATTTTGCATTAAGTGAGTTAACTATGTTTTCCCATTGATCGCGCTCATCTAAACTTAATAAAACGCGGTCTCTGTGGATGCCTATTGACTGCTTGTTTTTAAGCCAGGTCACAAGACCTAGCGTTGTAGTAAACACACCAGTCATTGCAAAAAACATAATCACATCTTGAACGCTAGCACTATTCATACTAAATTCCTAGTAAATTTTTGTTTTCCACAGCTCTAAAATCTAAAGAATTACTTAGATCGTAAAGCACTGGTGGATCTATTGGCTTTTCAATTACATCAACAATTATTGAATTTTTATACTTTTTACGCATTAGTTCATCAATGCTTGGGTGCATTGGTTTTTGCTGTCTTATCCAATACCCAAACAAAGTTCCGCCAATAAACATGCAACTTAATGACCAAAATAAAGATATGTTATCCATTGTTTTTTCTCATTTCATCTAGTTTTTTATCGAGTTTTATAATTGTTTCTAGAATTTGGTTGTAATGATTTACGCACATCATTGCATTAACGCGATCATTGCATCTTTCAAGTTCGTGAGCATCACTGGCGTAAGTCATAGCAAGGTTGATTAATGCTTTTTGGCTTTTTATGTTTTGTACATAATCCATAGCTAATGGGCCAAAAAAGACAAGTTCGGCAATAGTATCTAAGATTTCTCCTAAAATCTCATGCATTCTTTCGGCGTTTTTGTAAAGAGAATCAATGTTTTTAAGAAACTCTTCTGTTGGCATTGCTGTCATTACTTTGCCTTTATAACGCTTTTGTATGACATGACAGAGTGGTGTTCTGTACATTGGCAGCAATCCAAGCACACCTTTGGAGTGTAATTGCACTGCTGGCGACTTGTACTAGCACATTCAGGACATGCATTGTTTGTTTCTATGTTGTTCTTTATTTGCTGATACTCTAACTCAGCCTTAAACGCTGCAATACGATCTGCAAAGCTCTTATTTGGATCTGACAGAATTGCATCTAACTTTTCGATGTTGTATTTCATGTTTTTCCTTTCATAGAAAAACCCCGCAAACTTGGGGTTTTACGGGGTGATTTTGGGCAGCACTTCAACTGCTTGAATACTTCAATTATAGCACACTTTGTGACACAAATGCAACACTATAAGCAAAGAAAAAAATCCCTAGTAAATATAGACTATTTTTGGGGAGCCTGGTCTCTCTCCAATGCGTAGGGGACGGTTTTGCCGTGTTTTCCGTCCCCTACGTCTTTGGTTATAGAGAAGATACGATACTGTATGCCAGACTCTTAGTTGGGTCAATACGAGTTAATGTGCGCCCAACTCTGGTGTCAATACTATGTGCTGGCGTAAAATGATCAACCATTTCAATAGCAGCCTGTAAAAGTCCCCATTTAGTGCCTGCAATACCTTCACAAGTAGGCCCAGCGTATAGATAAACAAACTGATCTCTTCTATCACTCATGTTTTGGCGCTGACGCTCAGTCATGTTTGTAGAGTAAGGAAGCCATTTATCCATAAAATCCTCAACCTCTACTAGTGTTATTTTTGCTTTTGCTAGATCAGTAGCTTTTAGCTCCCATTCCTTAAAAGCCCCAATATTGGCAGCAACTGCAACACGAGCCTGCTCAATTCGATCAGCCCAGTTATTAGTGTGACGAATAGTGAATGCAAATCCATGACGATCCATTTCTTTTTCTGCCATTGCTTGGGTGTTAGCACAAACAACACGGACTGCTGTAGGGCCTAATTTCATGCCACCTAAGCCATCATGGCGTGAAACAAACACCATGTATGGATAGGTTTCTGAAGGATCGTTAGGTAGCGAAATAGGCTCATCTAGGTACATAGTGGCAATAATCTGTTTACCGCCATGCAGGCTAATCAAAGTCTCAAACTTAAGGTTTGTAGTACCTTGAATATGACCATTCATAACATAGTCAATAATGTTGCCAAACTCGCCGTTTCCAATAACTGCGTACGAATCTTTTTGTATAGAAAGAATAGCTCCAGTATCGTTTCTGGTAATGCGCTTCCAGCCATCAATTTCTTGATAAGTACGATGAAATACTGGCTGGCCTTCTGCGTCAGTATCAAGAGCGTAAATTGGTGATGATTCAACATCCCAAGTTAGTCCTGCTGCTTCTCTGGCTTGATCAAACGTTCCTGGCCAATCAGGTAAAACTGCTCCTAATCCATGCCATGCTGGTTTACGGACAAAAAATCCGCTGTCAAAATAATGTCCCATTATGATTCCTTTTTATAGTGAGATTGCTTGTGTGTAGTCTCCGTCGTATTTCATTACTAAATCATTTGCAAATCTTTCAGCATCTGACCATGCAGTTTCGCCATCAAATACTTTTTCTCGAACAATGCTTTGTCCGGTAGGTTTCTTTACAGAAACCCAGTATTTTCCAGCATCTCCTGCTTCTGGGTCGTACCATATTTTTAGATGATGGTCTTCGTTAATCCCCAGCATCCTTTGAGTTATTAATTGCTTCATATTTTCCTTTTTCTGTTAGTGCAACAAAACCCAGCAAAAATATCTTTACTGGAGTTTCTAATGGCTTATCCCATGAATGAACCATAAAACCATCTTCATATGATTGTTTTGGGTTTAGATGAACGCTATTGGTTCCTAGATTGTGACACTCATGGTGTAGCGCCACAACGTTATCTAATGTGTCTTTGCCACCTTGTGAGCGAAGTTTACGGTGATGCGCCGCCCAACCTTCGGGAAGCGCACCACCGCATTTTTCGCAGTGTCCTTTACAGCGTTTGTAAAGTGCTTTGCGATCTATCGCCATTAGATTGAGAAGCCGCCAAGAGCCATCTCAGATCTTGTCATAGCAGATAGAGAACGTCCGACATCAATGTGGGTGCGAACAGTCTCAGCCTTTGCTTTAGCAGCTCTTAGTATCTGTTTGGATACCTCAAGATCCCATCTTTCTTGTTCGGTAGCAAGAACAGCAATTTGCTCTTTTTGGACTACTGGACCAGTTGCTTCTAGAAAAGCCCTAGCATAAGCCATCTTGTGCGCCTGCTCTGCTTCAACAGCATGAGCGTCTGCCTCAATTAGAGCTTCTGTTGCCTGATCTAAGTCAGCAGACAACATGTGCAGTTCTTCGGCAATAGTAGTTAGGCTTGTCATTTTCTATTCTCCTTATTTATGCTGCGAATTATGCGGGCAACAAGATCTGCTTGCTGGTGCGATTCTACACATTCATCGCATATACATAGTGGGTAAAATGACTGCTTAATTTCACCAGCTATTTTTGCGCGTAATTCTGTTTCTGTTAAAGACATAGAATCTTGCTTTAACTCTTCTTCCCAAATATTGGATGTATCTATTTTTTCACCTTGAGCAAAGACCCAGCCAAATACCTTAGAGAACAACTCATTAATCATCTTGTTCATTATCTATTCCTTTCCTGATTGTGTCACAAGGATAGTTTTGGAAACACTCGTTGCAAAAAGATCCGCTAAGAACAGCACCTCCGCGACCTAAGTTGTTGGTAACTCGGTGCATATTGCGTAGACGGCGTTCCATGTCAATGTATGTCATAAGTAAATCTGACATTGCTTTTTCAATTGGGCTTACGCGCTGCATCAGTCATCACCCTTAGGTTTACGCTTGTACCGGTTTAGTGTTTCTTTTGCTACTTGGCATCTACCGCATTTAATTGCAGGCTTTGGCTTATCATCTGTAGAGAATGGATTATACAAAAGTTCTAGTTCGGCAATCATTAAATCCATAAGGTGTAAACGGTCATTTAATTTGATTAATAGTTCATTGCTAATTTGGCTGCTCATTTATAAGCCTTTCTACTGATTCTTGAAGATGACTAATTCTTGACCTTAAATGAGCAAGGTAAACTAAGGCATCGTCAATTTCTTCAATGGTTTCATTTATTACTTGCTCTTCGGATTTAAGTTCAATCTTTTGTTTATCACCCATGTCGTACTGATCCTTTCCAATGCCAACAATGCGACTTCTAAGGTTATTAATAACGCCTGTCACCTCATCGGCTAATTCTTCAGAAGTCATAATGCGCTAACCGCCTTTTTTACTTCCATGTTGATGTCTAGTTCTTTAATGCGCTCTTCAACGTATGCTTTAAGCACATGAAGATCGTTATAGTTCAATGAAAACTCTGACTTAAGAGGTAATTTCATTGACTTTATGCTTATGTCAACCGTGTTACTTTCTTCGTTAACTTTTAGGTTTAGCTTGATTGGGTGGTTGCCAAAGTGTACAACCTTTTCTTGTTCTGACATTAGTTTTCCTTCCATTGTGCTGTTGGGCATGTTTCGCGCCAGTCACACCATTTGTAAGCGCCAGTGTGATTGCGGCATTCTTCTAGTACTGGGGGTAGCGTTTGTTTTGCAATATGGCTATGAAGATTGTTCATGAGCATTTCTAAAGTGGTATCAACAGATTCCATTCTTTCTACACGAAATTCACGCCATGTAGCATTATCCCGGTTTTCATAAACAATCGAAAAGTAATCAAGATCAAGGGCTCTCATGTATGCGTGAGTTTGCATTAAATGCTCTTGTAACGGCTGGTTACCTTTCATAATTTTTGTAAATTTAAACGAATTGACTGTTTTAAGTTCAAAACCAGAACCATCAGATAGTAATCCGTCCATAGCGCCACTAACCTGCCATGGCGCATAAGATACTTGCACTTCTATGTCTTTCATCCAACCAGCCGATAATCCTGCTAGTTGCCATCTGTAATGGCCCCATGTACCGGCGCTCATAACATCCATGCTGCCATCTGCAGGGGTTAGTTTATCAACGCCCATAAATGAGAGTAAGTGCTTTCTGTGGCAACTGTCACCAATTAAAGAAGGTCTAATGCGATTAGCACCACTTGTACGGGTGTTGTTAAGAGAGTCTATTTCCATGACTTCAAAAACAGTTACTAATGCTTCTTCTGTAATAGGCGACCCGTTTTCACGCCATTTGCTCATTCCATTTGTTACGGGTAGATCTGCATTATCCATAATGCTTTTTAATAGATTTGTCATGCTCATTTTTATTACTCTCTTTCTAATCCGGTTAGTGCACCAGCCTCATGTAATGCGGCAATGATCCCTCCACTAGCTTCAGGCGAGTGCCCTTGGCCTAATGCGCGAGATCCTGATACACGTCTTGCGCTTACCTTTCTTGCTAGGTCGTCAAGTGATGCATAAGGAGCATGCAGAACAAGTTCTTCTGCTGCCTTTTCACCAACGCCCTTTATAGCGGTTAGACCTTTTCTAATTGCTGATCTATCCATATCTGCTTTATATCCAACGCTTGATCGGTTGACGTGAGCAGAACGAATCTGCACGCCAGCATCTCTTGCGGCTTTTAGATAAAGAGTTTCTTGCTTTGCGCCTGTATACGCATCTAACATTCCAGTCCAAAATGCAACTGGCTGGTGAACAGCGTAATAGCCTGTTATGTAAGCAAGAACGCCATAAGCAGTTGCATGTGCTTTGTTAAAGCCATAGTTTGCGTACGCATTTAATGCCTGTTCTAGCCAAGCTAAATCATCAAGGCCCATGTCTTGCTTTTTTGCAAGTTCACGAATACGCGTAAGAAGTTTTTTAAGTTCATTACGCGCATCTCCTACATCAGCGTTAGAAGCCTTAATGGCCTTACGTACCTTTTCAATTTCTTCAGACTCCAAACCAATACGTCGCATTACACCAATAACTTGTTCTTGATATAAAAGCACCCCGTATGTTTCTTTTGTTTCTTCTGAGATCAATGAGTGTCGTAATGGCACTTTTGTTACACCTTGACGACGATTGATGTAATCGTCTGTTGCGCCCGACTCCATGGTGGCGGGTCGGAACAAAGCCATAGCAGCGATAACATCGCTGATTTTGGTTGGTTTAAGACGACGGACACCTGAACGTGCGGAACCGCCTTCTAGTTGAAACATTCCTGCTGTATCGCCTTTTGACATTGCGGCAAAAACCTTACGGTCATTTAACGGAATATCTTGGATTTCTAGCCCACAATACTCGCGCATGATTCGTAGTGCGGTTAATGTTTTTAGCCCAAGTAAATCAAGTTTTACAAGACCAAGCCTTTCAACATCGTCTTTATCAAATGAAGTTACTAGGGTTTTGCTTGAAGCCACATACTGCAAAGGCACAACCTCTGCCGTTTTAGCATCTGGTGTTACAAGCAATCCGGCAGCATGGACTCCATAGCCTAAATACGCCTTTTGATCAGCCAAAGCTTTTAACTGAGCCCATTCATTTGGCGCTATGCGCGCATTTGGATCTCTGCCTGTTTTACGAGCATTCATCTTCCAGCGCACCATTAGGCTACCTTTTTGCTCGCCATCTTCATCATCAAGACCCATTGTTAGCCAAGTACCGATGTTTACAACGTGGAATTGTTCTTGTAGCCAATCGACAACTTCGCCTCTTCTGTCGTGCTCAACGTCAATATCAATGTCAGGTGGTTTTGTACGGTCTTTAGATAAGAACCGGTCAAATCTTAATCCCCAAGAAATTGGATCAAATGACGTAATGCTTAATAGCCAGCAAAGCAAAGAGCCCGATGCCGAACCACGCACGTTGTAGTTGATCTTGTTCTTTTCCATGTATTCGCAGACAGTGGCTGCAAATAACAAATAACCAGAAAAACCTGCGCTATGAACAACATCTAGTTCCTCTGTTATACGCTCTTCATAAAGCGCGCGTTCTGTTTTCTTGATTTTTTCATTTTTAAACTTTAAGTCCAGCGCTATTTTTGTAAGTTTTTCTAGTTCATCGTCTGGATCGCCTAATAACGTTGTATCAGGAACCTTTAGTTTAAAAGTGTCTAACTCTGGTATTACAACTTGCGCCTTGCTTGCTAAATCAGCAAGACCTTCCATTCCAGCTTCATAGATTTTAGGAACATGGTGTTCTTGCATCCATAGTCCGTCAACCATGTGGTAGCCATCGCCAGGAAAAATAGCGTCATCCGTTTCATCTGACCAAGACACAAGACGTTTCATTGTTTCATGCAGTGCCTTATGCTCTGGCTCAACATAATGCGAATCCTGAGTAATTACAATAGGCAGACCTTGCTTTTGCGCTATTTGGTATAAAAACTCAGCCTGTAGATCATCATCTTGACCCTTTTCATAAATAGCGTGATTTTGGATTTCTACATAAAGTCCAGACCCAAACCAACCTGCTAGTGAAGATAACAGATTGGTAACAATTACATCCATGTTTTCATTTGGAGTTCTGACCATAGTTTGCAGTAACCCAAACCAACATCCTGTCATAGCCGCTATACCGTCTAGACGGCCATCCTCAGCCGCCTGAGCAAGGTCTGCTAGGTCAATTATGGGTTTGTACTTAAAGTTCTTGTGGGACTGTGTGACGAGCCCTGCAAGGTTTCTGTATCCCTGCTCTGTAGTAGCCAAGAATCCCATGTGCATTGTTGAAGGTCGTGTTTCGTTCCTGTTAAGAGCTACATAAGCCTCTACTCCAGGTAATGGCTCAATTCCCGCTTTTTTACAATTTGTGTATAACTGTGCTGCCCCGCCCATGTTTCCGTGATCTGTTAATCCCAATGCAGGATAACCAAAGCTTTCTGCTTTTTTAACAATCGCATCTACTGAAGGGAGTGCATCTTTGGCTGAAAATTTACTATGTGTGTGTGCGCTCCAATAAGCCATTATTTTTCCTTTGTTTGAGTAAAAAAGAGGGGCTACGTTTCCGCAACCCCTCTCTTTTGTATTACTTACAGGTTGTTAATTGCTAATTCAATTAACGTTCCACGTGTTGAGCGTGGTGGAACAGTTACGCCTGCTTTTGTTAAAAGCGTCTTTAGACGTACATCTGACATTGCAGAGTATTTGTCTTGAGATGGCACGACTGCTTCAGCAGTAGCAATTGAATCTTCAAACAAGTCCACTGTTTCGTGGTTGTCCTCAGCAACTTCTTTTGCTACATTTTTTTCGCCTCGCAGGCCATCAACAAATGCTTCTACATCAGAGCGAATTTGACCAAATAGTTCAACTAGGTCATAAGGCTCAGGCAGATCCACTGGTGGCTCTGACTTTAATGGCTTGATTGTTAATGCCGATGCAGCGCCAGTTCCTGAAAGAGTTAACTGCCAAGGAAAACTAGTTGCAGTAAATGAATCGTCCATTGCATGCAAGTTGTTTAGCGCACGTAGCAATTCGGCACCACGAGCACCACTCATCTTCAAAACAATGTGCTTTCCTTCTTCGTCAATAACATTGACAGCAAGCTTGTCAGATCCTTTAACACGACCATCTGCTGGAGGGAATTTAGTTGATGGTGCAACTAAATCAATTAGCGGAT